CAAAATTATAAGTGACCGTCTATACAATACAAAGTACAATCAACCCAAAACGCCTGAGAGGGATGCTGAAGTGAATGCTTTGATTGAAGATATACAGGCAACGTGTAAAGTTATTGCGAGTGATGATAAACCATATGACAAATAAAGATATAACAATAAAAAATTTAAAAGATAGAAAAGAAGAATTAAACGAAGAGTTAGAGTTTAAAAATACACAATCTCTTTCAGAGGAATTATATGAGATTGAAGATACATTAAAAAAGTTAGGTGTGAATGAGAATAATACTAGTAATTTTAGTTAGTTTGTTTTTAACAAATTGTTCAGCAACTAGAAGTAATGTAGGTGCTACTTTAGGTGCCACAACAACTACGGCTGCTTGTGTCAATATGGGTACTACTGATCCTTATATGATTGCTGGTTGTGCTGTTGTTGGTGCGTTTGCTGGGGCAGAGATTATGTACAACTCAGATTATGATGTACACAATGCCGTATTTGTAGATCATTTAAATACAGGACCATCTACTTCAAGTTATACAAACTGGTTTAATAGAAAAACAGGTAATAGTGGCATTATACATACAACAAGATCGTATATGAATGGTCCTATTAAATGTAAAGATTATTCTGCTACGGTAGATATTAGTAACAACTGGCCGTTGATCGGTGTAGGAGGTGTAAATAGAAATACTGTATTTGGTATTGCTTGTCAAACACCTGACGGACAATGGTTTGAATATAAAGGATATGCTGGGTAATGAGTGAAGATATATTAGGTTATTCATCACACGATTGGCGTAAAAATACAGATAACGCAATTGTAATTGATGATAAGAACAAGACGTATGCTAAAGTGAATGATTGTAAAGTAAGTTTTAAAAACCCTAGGTCATTAAAAACCGAAGAGGTTGACGTATCAAGGTTGATTAGAGTATTTGTTAATAATTATGAAAGTCAAAAAAGGAGTGTTAAATAATGCCTCCGTATGATCCAAGAGCATTTGTAAAATTAATGTTATGGTCAATATCATTTTTATTGATCTGTACATATCTATTTGCTGGCGAAAAAATATTACATAGTAAAATTAAAAATATTGAACCACATGAGGTTGACGGACAATATTGTTTTGTTAAAATAATAATAAAACAAACTGACAATGATACGATTGTCAAAGAAGAAATTTTGGAGTGTGCTGATGGTAAAACAGGTATTGATACACCAAGTTATTGGGAATTATTTGCTCAGTTTTATTACAGAGACGTTTCAGCTCCAGAATACTGTCGGTTTTATAGCCGACCTAAACATGCTTTTAAATCGTTCGGAAAGACATGTTTACAAATTAACGGCGAATGGGAGGTAAAATGATAAGAAATTTAATTATTATTTGTCTCGTACTAGTCATTGTGTATGAAGTATCAAGTGAAGACGCATTAGGTTATGTGTCAACGGCGCTTGACTTTTTACAAGATTTAGTATATAATGTACAAAGTGAGGTAAATTAAATTATGAAAAAACTACTATTAGTTGTATTTGCTGGTATGATATTAAGTGCTTGTTCTAGTACAACTTATAAAATGAAGTCTGAGAAAGGTAAATTTGTTAATGAAGTACCTAAGTGGTACATGGCAGATTTCTCAGAAAAGAAGGCATGTAATACACCTAGATTTGGTAAAGAAAAAGATCGAATGTGTATATTCGGTGTAGGTACTGCTGTTTCACCTGATCTACAACTTGCTATTGAAAAAGGCATGATGATTGCTAAATCAGAGTTGGCAGATATTATTAAAGGTGAAATGAATAAATCTACTAAACAATTCATCACTGAGTTAGGCAAAACTCATACTAAGACAACTGTATCTGAGGTAGAAATGACGATTGTAAATCTGATTAAAGATACACCTGTTAGAGGTTATGAAATCTTTGCTAAAGATGTAACAATTACTAAAAATAATTATTACAGAGTATGGATTGGTCTAAGACTACCTATGGGCGAGTACAATAAAATGTACAACTACACAATCGCTGACGCTGTTGACGCCTATAATCTAAAAGAAAAAGCTAATATTGCTTACAAAAAATTACTAGAGAGTGATAATAATGAAAATAGTAATTTACAGTAAACAAAATTGTGTGTATTGCTCTAAGGCGAAACACCTAGTAAAAAGTCTCGGCTTAGAGTATGAGGAAAAGATGATGGAATCTTTTGACTCACCACAGGCAATGTTAGAAGATATTGGCAAACAAGTTAGAACAATGCCACAAATTAAGATTGACGATAAGTTAATCGGTGGGTATAATCAACTTGTAGAATATTTTGCTGATAAAGGTAAAGTCAACTTCAAAGGCGAGATCATATAGTGGCAGACGATAATATTATACAATTTCCGTTAGACAAGATTGTTAGAAAAACAACAAAGTCTAATTCATCAAAAGCAGAAAAACAATTTGCTGAGAGAATAAAACAAAAACAAACTAAAGAGTTTTGTGATACGGCAGTTGATGATATTAGTATGAATGTTTTAAGATCATTTGTTGATCTAGCCTTGAAAACACAAAATCAAAATTTTACAAAAGACTTGGCTCTTTTAATTGATGTATTAAGAGGTTTAATATATAGAGATTTTAATATAAATCATCCTGCTCAAAGACTAGTTGATAAGTTAGTTAAAATTAGTATTAACAAACAAGGAGCTCAATCAGCAAAGATAGATTATACACCAGTCCTTGAAGTAGAAAAAGTCAATAATAGTCCTATCTCAAAAGAAGTAAAGAAAGAGATTAAAGACATAAACGATCAAGCAGGTATGTTTGAAGGAGACGACTTAGATGAATAACAAAATTCTTACGAGAATCGCCTTAACAGGTTGTAAAATAGTATTATTAACCAATTGATAAAGGAGAATATTATGTTTGGTTTAAGTAAAAACGTTGAAACTAGAGGAAGAAAAAAAATGTCTAAAAAAGACAAAATTCTATCTCTATTAAAAAGAGGTCAATCAGTATCTTGGAAATCTTTAAACACTACTTACGGTTTAAAATCACCTAGAGCTATGGTTGATACTTTAAGAGCTGAAGGTTTTATGATCTACGGTTCAAAATCAAAAGGTAAACATGTGTATAGAATGGGTACACCAACAAGAGCAATTATCTCTGCTGGTATCCAGGCTTTATACGGTACGCCTTTTAAATACGACAACTCAACAGCAAAAGCACCTAGAAAAGGTACTGTTGCTTCGATTGACGCATAAATTATATAATAGGGTGGCGAGAAATCGCCACCTTAACTAATATGGATTTTATACACGGCATATCTTTTTTTATTATAGGTTTTACGATTACGGTCGTAGGATTTTTTATTGCTTTTTTAGTTGTAAATTATAATACAAAAAAAGAATTAGAAACAATTAAAAAACAAAAAGAATATAAAGTACACCCTTATGGTGATGATACAGTATGAGTAATCATTTAAGAAACGTTAGAGCATTATTTGAGAATGCTAAATCATTTGAGGTATCTCGTAAGGTTGATACATATGAATACGAGTCATTAGAAAAAATGATATTAGATGACAATGTTAGATATTCTGAGGTTATGAAAATATTTACTGACAAAGTATATAGAGATTGGTTTTATAAAAGAAATTTTGAGGGTAAAGAATTTAATATAGTAAAGTATTCAGAATGATATTAGTAGACCTAAATCAAGTTTTAATTTCAAACCTTATGGCACAGACCAGAGGTAAGGCAGATGTTACACCTAATAAAGAAATGATTAGACATATGGTGTTGAATAGTCTCAGAGGTTTTAATCTTAAATTTAAAGAAGAGTTTGGTAATATGGTATTGTGTTCAGACGCAGGTGACCCATGGCGTAGAGACATATTTCCTAACTATAAACATGCTAGAAGAAAAAGCAGAGTAGATGGTCCTTTTGATTGGGATAATATCTTTACAATTATTACAGAGATTAAAAATGAAATAAAAGATAACTTTCCTTACATTGTAATGTATGTAGAAAAAACTGAGGCAGATGATATTATTGCTATACTTTGTAAACAACAAACAGAGGACAAGTATTTAATTATCTCAGGTGATAAAGATTTTATACAACTACATCATTATGGTAATGTATATCAATTTAGTCCTATGTTAAAAGGTTTTATAGGTGAACAAGAAGATCCTATTAGATTTTTAAGAGAACAAATTATAAAAGGTGATAGATCAGATGGTGTACCTAATATATTAAGTGATGATGATATATTTTTACAAGAAGGTGTTAGACAAAAACCTATTAATAAAAAGAGACTAGAAGAATGGTCTAACATAGATAACATACCATTAGGTAGTCAAACAAGAAAACACTATGAAAGAAATAAGAAACTAATAGACTTATCTGAGATACCAGAACACATAGAAAAAAACATTATAAATACTTTTAAGAATTATAAAGTAAAAGACAGGTCGCAACTGTTAAATTACTTTATTAATAACAAGCTGAAATCATTGATTGAAAACATTAACGATTTTTGACAATATATATTGGAGATAATTATGGCTGAACAAGCACAAAACCCTAACTTAATGAGTAAACAGGCTATGACGGCTATGGCAAACACTTCAGGTGTTGCTGGCGAGACCGTACACGAGATTTTTACTAAAGTTAATAATGCCAAAGACAAACCTAAAAAGATTGCTGTCTTAAAACAATACGATAAACCGTATTTAAGACAACTATTGAAGGCAGGCTTTGACCCTAAAATAGAGTGGGACTTACCAGAAGGAACGCCACCGTTTATAGCAAACGAGGCACCTGTTGGAACAGAGCATACACTTTTAAAAACAGAGACAAGAAGATTGTTTAACTTTTTAAAAGGTGGTAACAATACACTTTCAAAAACAAGAAAAGAAACCTTGTTTATTCAAATGTTAGAAGGTTTACACACAACAGAAGCTGATTTATTAATCAACATTAAAGATAAAAGATTAAACCAAGTTTACAAAGGCCTTACAGAGGCTGTTG